ATTGACATTACATCTTCAAAGTTACCAAACGGCACATAGTTTTTGTATGCAGTCGGCACTAGATTTGTTTCATCTAGGTCTGTCGTAACATTACTGATACGATGATTTGATTTTTCAACAGGTTTAGCCATAGGGATCACTTGAGCTTGTAGAGCAGGCATGGTATCTAGTTGAGTAGAAGGCACTCTATAAACGCCACGTTTTACACGGTTCGCTTCATCATTAGTGAACCAATAAGGATGAGCGATACCAATACTCTTACAAATATCGGTAATTTCTTCCTTTGTTGCAGTAGGTCTGCCAAGTTTAAGTAGGGCAGAAAGAAACTTTTGACGAACTTCGGCACGTTTACTCATAATATAAAACTCCTATCAAATTTAATTATATAAAAAACCCAACAACTTATGCGGCAATACCTTGAATGAACCGAGATACTAACACACGATTTACCGCTCGCTTCTTATTATACTTGGCAAAGGCAGTTGCCAATTTACGAGCAGAGAATTTGCCTTCTACTTCAATACCATTTTCATCATCTGTGGTCAATTCTTGGCCGCCAGAGATAAAGAAAAAGTTTTCATAACCTGGTAGTTTGCTTGTAAGAAACTTTTCATCTTTGAATTGTTTCAAAGTTTTCTTGACCAATTCTTCGGCAGCTTCACGACCAATTTCAGCACCCATAACCCAATAGTTCTTACCATTTTCATAGAGGTATTTGTTTCTGGCAATATGCTTTGCTTCACTACGACCCTCAGCAATAAAGAAACCAAACACACGAGCACCAGTTGTCTTATTAAACCATTTCAAAATGTTAATTGGAATATCTTCACTAAAATTTAAAGTCATTTTGGCTTCAAACTTATTCTGCCGATCACGGATAATGTAAACTCGATCACTAGAATTGTAATACCTAGGAACTTTCTTCATTTTAGGTTGATTCGTTGCGTTATCAATAACTTCTTCTTCTGACCAATAATTTCCTAAACTGTCAGCATCACCATCATGCACAACAACCAGACTACAAATATCTAAGTTATGATTGCGTTTAAAATTTGCCATAATTTCAGCAGTTGCAACAATAGCTTGTGTCATTGGAGTGTTGTTCAATTGTTCTGATTCTGGTCTTGGTGAATAACGCCGATCTTCTTTATAACCTTCCATCAATAAACACATATTCTTCAATGCGCCAGTAAACTCGGCATTGGACATTTTGGAATTAAGGTACTCACGCAAATGCACATTATCAAATTTCATTTCACCAGCATTATCAGAGAAACACTTATGTTTTTCTGTATGAACATATTCAACCTTAAACTCTCTGTCATTAGGGTCAATGCCTAAATCAATGGCATGTACATGTGACGATTCAGTAAAACCATACACAACAAAAGGAATGTTCACTTTGCGGCAGAACATTGATAGCACCAAAATCTGTTCAATAGATCCAGTCATATTGCGTGACATTGAACCAGAACGGTCAAGTAACAATACTAGGCCATGGTTCTTACCTTTAGGTGTCATCATCACTTTACGGAAGATATTGTCATCAAACTTATAAGATGAAAGTTTGTTAATGTCAATATCACCTGTATCAGACAGTTTAGATTTACTATACGACTTAGCTGCCTTACGCATTTCAAATTCTTTGGCCAACAAACTTACATATCGTTCATTACGCCGTTTAAATTCATTGAGCAACTGCATCGGTTTTTCAGCCGGAATTACTTTCTCATTAATAAATTGTTTGTAACCTTTTGTCATTAACTCTTGCACACGTTTGGCAGGAGTAATAATGTTTTGCAATTTAGGTTTGGGAATATCTACATAAACAAATTCTTTACACTTGTCATCGAGCAGTTGTGATTCATTACGGCGATAGTTTTGATCTGTCTGGCATGTAGGATCAAATTGGTCTTTATCACCAGGATGTGAAGTTTTATCATGGTTGATAAACTGACCGCCTTCTAAATTTTCTTCGCCAGCTTCTTCATCACTAGATTGACTGCGCTGTGATTGTGTTTCACCTTCTTCAAATTCGTCTCCATCACCTTGGCCAAAACCATATTCGTCATCGAATTCATCATCAACATCATCACCATATTCTTCTTCACCATATTCGTCAGCATCATCAGCCATCTGACGCATTAGTTCATCATGGTATTCAAGTGCCATTTCATGTTGTTCTTCTTTTGAATACTGATAGATTTTGTTTGTGATACGAAGCACATCATCCCAAGTTTCGGCCGCCTGCACTTCTTTGACAAGCAGTTCTTCTTGAGCTGTGAATCGAATCCATGTGGCAGTCCATTGTGACTTACTGAAAAGGTTCAGGCGATCAATGAAAGGCATTTCATTCACATCACGGCCTTTAATGCCAAAAAAGTCACGCAAGTTTAACTCTTGATATGCCAATTTGAAGGCAGTATTTAAGCCAGGATATTTGCGCTTAACTTTTTTCTCAATGCGAGCATCTTCAACAACATTCAAAAAGTTTTTGAAGTTTTTATTTTTATCAGTATCGGTAACTGCATCATGCCAACCTTCAGCAGGAGTATACAGAGCATGACCAACTTCATGGCCTACCAACAAGTCATAAATCAGACCTGTCATGTTTTGCCAGATTGGCAGGTAAAGCACACGGTTTTTAGGATCGAATTTAGCAGTAGAGATTTTCTGGTGTTGAACCGTTAGATTCTCGGTTGCCAGAAGTTTTGCTAATTGTGATTTTTGTTCGGCAGTAAAAGACATGTTATGACACCTTTTTGACTATATCTTACCATTATACTACCATTTTGGAGCTTTGTCAATGCATTTGTTGTATAAAAACAACACTACCTGGTAGATGTTAGTAAGTACTTACTTATGTTTGGTGGAGCGGTTAACAGGAGTTAAACCTGTCTACCTACGGGGGTAGGTTGTCTCGGACTCACCGCATGAAAGGATATTATACTCTTATGTAGGCTGAAAGTCAACATTTTTAAGGTATAAATAGGTGTGGATCGCCAGATTGCCGTCTGCATCCACTCTAACATAAAGGAACTATGCCAGCATGAATATTTATTTACCTAAAAATGATGACCCATTCATTATACATCTCCGTGAATGGTGTAAAAATAATCCACTAGAAATACCTAAAAATGCCACACATTCTTATGGTGGAATTCCAGGAGAAAAACTTCCTGAATCAACAAAACAAATTCTGCGTGAAATTAATTTAGGTAAAAAACTTTCACAAGAAACAAAAATAAAACAAAGTATTGCTAATAAAGGAAAAATTCCTTGGAATTTAGGAATTCCAAATAATAACTCTCAAAAAGAAAAAATAGCAAATACACTCTCTAAAGAATGGTTAATAATTTGTCCAGATGGAACAAAGTTATTAATAAAAAACTTAACAAAATTTTGTAAGGAAAATGGTCTTTTTCAAAGTGGTATGATAAATGTTTCTAAAGGAAAACAATCAAATCATAAAGGGTTTATCTGCCAATCTGGATAAGATATTTAGCTTTTGTTTCTTCCCATGATAACACGGTAAGGTCATCATAGAAAAGTGTTTCATGTGAAACTGTACCTTTTTTCTTTAGAATACTGATACGTGGTTTCGCATGTTTCATCTTCCATATATTACTTAGGCTCTCAACGCTAGTATCAAAGAGTTTTTTCATATCTTTGCCATCATGATCGCCTCGGAGAAATTCGCAAGTCTTATCATACAAAGGTGTAAAATAAATGCCACGAGCATGTTCACTACGAATCAATTCTTTTGGTATTTTCATTTGCGAGTAAGCAAAGTTCAAAGAACGATTCTTGTGGTCACGCTTATGTGGTTGACCTGAAGGTTTCTTTGCTACATACCATTCAAAGTATTTACGAGTATGATTCTTACGAAGCCATTCACGAATCATGTATCGTGTATCTTTCAATGGTTCAAACGATACTGAACCACTAGTAAAGCCCATCGGCTGCCAGTAATCCAAATTATCGTATTGGGACAACCCACCAGCTTTTGTTTTACCATAGAGTGATGTTGTTGTTACAGAAACTAATTTATCACCATATAGTTTTTCCCATAGTTGTTGTATAGGATCGGCCAAACAAAGCAAAGCCAATAATTTGCCACCAACATAATTATAACCAAGAGGTTGTAAAGGCACAATCGTAGAGCCGATGGCAGTATGGTTGATCATAGCACCTTGAGTTTTCTTTTCTCTCGACCAACCAATAAAGTTATCTCTAGGTGTCAAATCTAAAAAGTCAGATGAAATACAAATAACACCTAGATATTTTTTTGTTACTTTATCTCTTACAATAAAATTTAAATTTCTACCAATGTTGGCATTGTTTTTCATTGTGGATGAAAAAGTACGAATACAATTCCATGTTTCTGGCAAATCACCTTCTTTATTTGTGTAAAGGAGTTCGGGTTCTAGATTCAGATAATCGTCAACATTGGCTGGCATCCAAATGTTGTTCTTCAGTTGAGGTATCAGTTCACGCTGTTTATCATCCTCTAGAACCCGTTTCTCGCCTTCCCACAAATCATTAACTGTTACTGTAGGGTAACGTTCTTGCACTTCACACCACTTTTGAAACAAAGTATATTCACGCACATCCATTTTAGAAACATAGGTAAGTTCTTGTATAGTGCGTTCACGCAAATCATCAATGGTAAAATCAAGGTCAGAAATTTCTTCCAGTTCTGACCATTTTTTCCATTGTGTTTCTACATCATCTTTTGGATCAAAGGCGTATGCCATTCTTTTGTGCTCTTGTAACTTTCTTAACTCTTTTAATTTGTTTTTGTCTTGCCAATCTCATGGCAACAGGTTTAACATGTTGTATAAATCTTCCGCCATTCATGTGTTCTGTTTCATGTAAGAAACACCGAGCAGTTAACCCTTCTAACATCATCTGTTTTACTTCACCAGTTTCATTCATAAATTCAACCTTAATTGCAGCAGGTCTTTCTATCTTAACAAATAATCCTGGATAAGAGAGGCAGCCTTCATCAGATTTAATTGTTTCTTCCGATATTTCTAAAACTTTTGGGTTAATACAGACTAATTGAAAATCACCATGGCCAAGGACAAATACTCTTTGATAAACACCACATTGATTGGCTGAAAGACCAATACCACCATAAAGTTTCATGGTAAGTTTTAACCTTTCCACAAGTTTGCTCATCAATGGATTTGGCAAAGGGTCTGTGTACAAAGGAATTTCATCGTCAAGCATATCAAATCCTTCACCATAAAGTGGCAAAGGTTCAACAATCTCGGTTTCTTTTACAACGTTGTCCGTATTAATAACTAAAAGTTCTTCACTCATTTTATCACCTTTGAAAAATTCTTTACTTTTTCGAAACGAATTATATTGGTAAATTTATCAACTAAAATATCTCCTTTGTG